TCAGAGGTATGCGCCATGCCATTGTGAGAGCGTATTACGAGCGCGGCATCTCGATCCGGCACGAAGCAGAGCGGCTTAACGTAGCCAAAAGCACGGCCTACGACCAAAAGAGCGTGATCTGGAATCGCCTCAAAGAGTTGGACGGCCAAGCACAGCGGCATATCGAGGATCTGCTTGAGCCGATGTGCGGCGAGCAGGAGCAAGCGGCATAAATCCAAAAAATTCCGCTACAGGCCAAAAATTCCGCTACAGGGGTGTTGTCCGCGTTGAGATCATCAGCGCGGGATGCTGTCCGGCGAGCAGTAGCAGCAGCTCGTACTCTCCCGGCGACAGCTCGCGCCCGTTTTCCCCGGCGTCCTCTTTCGACTGCCAGCCGCGCAGAGAGTAGCCGAACCGTTGCGCACACACGGCTTGTGTCATTCCAGCGGCAAGGCGCGCCGTGCGCACCTGCTCAGCCGTGGGGCGCTGGGTTTCGTTCAGAGTAGTCAGCAGCCTCTCGTGTCAGTCGTTTCAATCGTTGATGCAAATCGTGTTGCGGCACACCGCGCGCGCGCTCAAATTCTTGCCAAGCGTCAAGCGTTTCATCGCAGGTGCAGACGCCAAGAACGGCATCAACCTCGAACGCGAGCCCGGAATCATGAACAAGGCGCTGGTCATGCCAGCGCCAGGATTTGTGCCAGTTGTAATTTTTTCCTGTCATCAGTCAGCGATTACCCATTCAAAACCTGAGCGATCCATCCTCAGCGTTTCCGGGTTGCGGCTGGCAGTATCCATGCCACGCATCTCTATGATGATTGATTCATCGAGAAGATCATTGTTCGCTGCCCGCTCCGCGTCCGAATACCACGCATCGAGCGCATGGCGCGCAGGATCGGCGGCGCAACTGCTCACGAATTGCGCTACAGCGGCACGGCCTGCATCGTTGATAACGAGATGCGGGATGCCGTTCTCAAAATCGTTGCGGATGAGTTCGAGGGCTTGTGATTCAGTAATTGTGCGGACGCTCATGTTTTTCTCCTTAGAGAGCCATCTACCGGCTGGCGTCGGTGAACTGCGTTGCGCTGTCCATGTGTAGAACTATACCGCACGATTGAGCGTAACGCAAGGGGTTTTTTCTAATTAGCCTAAAAAACTTTCTCTTGCGCCGGCGAATTACGTCCGGTAATATAAGAAATTAGATACACGTCATAACTGCGTCTAAAAAGCCTCGACTCCAAAAGAGCCGGGGCTTTTTGTTTTAATTACCCAATCTCCCCGTGACCTTACCAGTCACTTAGGCCCGCACTGGCAACGGTTGCGGGCTTTTTTTATTCCGCACGCTCGATCAGCGAGCCGCGCCAGCCGGTGACACGCGGTATGAGTATGCGCCGGCAGCCACTGCGTATAGAAGGCTGGCTGTCTCCGCCTGCTCAAACAGGAACTGCAGTCAGCGCGTGAGGTGGCAAATATGACTAGACCCAAGCTTGCGACGCTTAAGCCCAGGCTGCAGGTTTCCAGCACAAGCCGCATTCCCACACTCACCACCAAGCCCGGCGCTACTGAGCGCATACGCGGCAGATCATGGATGGAGACGCGTAAGCGCATCGCCCTTGCCCACGGCTACCGCTGTGCAGGCTGTGGTTGCGTATGGGTGCCAAGCAGAGACCAGATCGATCACAAGGTTCCGCTAGAGCAAGGCGGCAGCAACGACGACAGCAACCTGCATCCGCTGTGCCATCAGTGCCACGAGGCTAAAACGGCCGCAGAGGCAGGCAAGAGGGCGCGAGGCTTCTGACATGCCCGGCGGTCGAATCGCGTCTCCTGCGCCGTTCTGATGGGTATGGCGGGTCAAAAGTCGCAAGGATGTCCGTCGGGAAACCCCCCGGTTTCTCATTTGCGGAAAATTTCCCCCTTTCAAATGGAATTCAAATGCCCGGAGTAAAAGGACGAAGCGGTGGCGCTCGTGCGAATGCCGGGCGGAAATCGAAACCGAAGCCCGAGCCGGTGTTGCAGGGTGACAAAGACTTGCTGCAACTACTGCATGACGTAGCCTTAGGTCGAGTGGAAGTCACCCCGCTCCAGTTACGCGCAGCAATCGCGGGTGTGCAGTACACGCACGTGAAGAAAGGCGACGGCGGCACCAAGGATGAGCGTGCCGACAAGGCGAAGAAAGCCGCATCCGGCAAGTTTGCTGCCGCTGCTGCGCCGTTGAAGCTGGTTGGCCGTGCCTGATTGGAGCACTGCCTGCCCTGACTGGGCTGATCGGCTCAAGCGGGGTGAGTCGATTATTCCGCCGCCGATCTTCCCGGAAGAGGCCGAGGCGGGACTTGCCGTGATGCGCGAGTTGCGCATTGTGGACGCGCCCGGATCGCCGACCTTTGGCGAAGCGTGCGAGCAATGGGTGTTTGATCTGGCGGCATCGATCTTCGGCGCGTACGACGCCGAGAGCGGCCGGCGGCTGATAACGGAATGGTTTGTCTGCGTTCCCAAGAAAAACAGCAAATCCACGTTAGCAGCGGCGATCATGCTCACCGCCCTGGTGCGCAACTGGCGGCAGTCGGCCAAGTTCACCATCTTGGCTCCGACGGTCGAAATTGCCGGCAACAGCTACGACCCGGCTAAAGACATGTGTTCGGAGCAGGCGGACGAGGATCTGTCTGACCTGATGCACACCCAAACGCACATCAAGACGATCACGCATCGTCAAAGCGGGGCATCGCTCAAGGTTCTCGCAGCAGACTCCAACACGGTCGGCGGCACAAAGTCAGTCGGCACACTGATTGATGAGCTTTGGCTATTCGGAAAGATGCCGAACGCGGCCAACATGCTGCGCGAAGCAATCGGCGGTCTAGCCTCGCGCCCCGAAGGCTTCGTCATTTACCTCACGACGCAATCTGACGAGCCGCCCGCTGGCGTATTCAAGCAAAAACTGCAATACGCGCGCGACGTGCGCGACGGCAAAGTGCTTGATCCACGGTTCGTCCCCGTGATCTATGAGTTCCCCGACGACATGGTCAAGCGGGGCGAGCATCGCGACCCGGCGAACTTCCGCTTGGTCAACCCCAACTGGGGCAAGTCGGTTGATGCCGAATTCATCGAACGCGAATACAAGAAAGCCCAAGAATCCGGCGAGGAAGAGGTGCGCGGCTTTCTTGCCAAGCACCTGAATGTCGAGATCGGTCTAGCGCTCCGCTCTGACCGTTGGGCTGGTGCGGACTTTTGGGAACAGCAGGCCCGTCCTGAAATAACGCTCGACTACCTCCTAGAGTCTTCTGAAGTCGTTGATATCGGCATCGATGGCGGCGGCCTGGACGACTTGCTCGGCCTCGCCGTAGTCGGCCGGCACCGCGACACGCGGGAATGGCTGGTCTGGACGCATGCATGGGCCCATCCCAGCGTACTGGAGCGCCGCAAATCCGAAGCCAGCCGCTTCCACGACTTCGCGCGAGACGGCGATCTGACACTAGTGCAGCACATGGGTGAAGACGTCATAGAAGTGGCCGACATCGTGGCCGGCATCGAAGCGCGCGGTCTCCTAGATCGAGTCGGCTGCGACCCCGCCGGACTAGGAGCCATTCTCGACGCACTAGTTGAGGCCGAAGTACCGCAGGAAAAAATCATCGGCGTAAGCCAAGGCTGGAAGCTCACGGGCGCGATCAAAACAGCCGAACGCAAGCTAGCGGAGGGCGGCATGGTCCATGGTGGTCAGCCCCTAATGGCATGGTGCGTGAGCAATGCAAGGATAGAACCGAGAGGGAATGCCATCTTGATTACAAAGCAAGCCTCCGGCACAGCAAAAATCGACCCGCTGATGGCCCTGTTCAATGCGGTCAATCTCATGTCGTTGAACCCTGTCGGGAACAACATCAACGACTTCCTTAACAACCCGGTGTTCGGATAATGGCATTTCTTTCGACTTTTCTCGGCTGGTTCCGGGTCGGCGGTGCCCTGTCCGAGAGGCAGGGTGAGCAGCGCCCGCTGCCCACTGCGCCCTTAGTGGAAGAAACGCAGCTTATCGGCAGCGACGGCGCGCTCCAAATTGCCGCCGTCTGGTCCTGCATCGAGCGCCGCGCCAATGTCGTCGCCTCGTTACCGTATTTTGTCTACGAACGCATGGAAAATGGGCAAAAGGATCTCGCCCGCACATCCCGGCTCTACTCACTGCTCCACGAAAGCCCGAACGCGCGCATGACACCGTTCGAGTTCTGGCGCGCCATGATGATGAATCACGACCTGCGCGGCAATGCCTACGCCCGCATCGAGCGTGACCCACGCACCCAAGAGGCCATCAGCCTCTGGCCCATGCCTGCCGATCAAGTCACGCCCTACGTCATGCCCGACGGGCAAATGGTCTATCAGTACCGCGTTGATACCGATGTCGCGGTGCTCTCCGCTGCCAACGTGCTGCACCTGAAAAACCTGGGCAACGGCACCATCGGCCTATCAAAACTAGAGTTCATGCGCGCCACCACCGACGAGGCGGCCAAGGCGCAGAACACGGCGAGCAAGTTATTTGGCACGCACGGCAAGCCCACAGGTGTGCTGATGGTCGACAGCGTCCTCACTGAAAATCAGCGCGAAGCCATCCGCAGGAACTTTGGTGAGATGGCGCTTGGCAATACCGGCCGGCTGTACGTCCTCGAAGCCAAGATGGAATACAAGCAGCTCGCCCTATCGCCCGAGGACCAGCAATTGCTCGAATCGCGGCATTTCGGCATTGAAGAAGTCTGCCGCTGGTTCGACGTCCCGCCCGTCCTTGCGCACCACTCCAACGTCACCACCTGGGGAAGCGGCATCGACGCTATTCTCGACGGCTGGCACAAGCTCTCCGTCCGGCCGATGTTAGTCAACATCGAGCAAGCCGTGCGCAAACAAGTCATGACAGCCGCTCAGCGTGCGCGCATGACGGCAGAGTTCAGCCTCGACGCACTCTTGCGCGGCAACGCCAAAGAGCGCGCCGAACTCTACGCGCAACTCGTCCAAAACGGCATCGCCACCCGCGCCGAGTGCCGCCAACTAGAAAACCTGCCGCCGATGGACGGCGCTGACCAGTTGACCGCACAAACCAACCTTGCGCCGCTGCGCTTGCTCGGACAAGTTCAATCTCAAGGGGGCTCTAATGCTTCTACACAAAACAATTTCGCTCAATGATGTGAGCCTCAAGATGGACGGCGAGACCGGCAAGTTCGCCGGATACGCCTCTGTCTTTGGTGGCGTCGACTGCTACGGCGACACGATCATCAAAGGTGCCTTCGCATCCACTTTGCGCAACAACGGCAAGCCAAAGATGTTCTTCAACCACGAATGGAACATCCCTATCGGGAAATGGACCGTCGCCAAAGAAGACGACCACGGCCTCTATGTCGAAGGCGAGCTCACGCCCGGCCTGGCGCTGGCATCCGACGTGCGCGCAGCAATGCAGCACGGCACCTTAGATGGACTCTCCATCGGCGGCATGCTGAAAAAAGGCGATTTCGAGGAAACCGAGACGGGCCGGATCATTCGTAAATGGTCCACCCTGATGGAAGTCTCCCCGGTCGTGTTCCCCGCCGACGGTGCCGCGCGCATTGACCTCTCCAGCGTCAAGGGCCAAGCCTTTGCCGAAATGCTGGCTGCGGAGATCGACCACATCGAAACCATTCGAGAATTCGAGAGCTTCTTGCGGGATGCAGGCGGCCTCAGTAAAGGAGCGGCACAGGCGCTGACCGCTCGCGCAAAGGTCTTGTTCAACGAGCGGGACGCCGGAGAACAAATCGATGCGAAATCACTCGCCGAACTAGCCGACCGCTTCAAGCGGTTGGAAGCCCTCGGCGCATAGGCGCGCATTCCGCAAATCAAGGCACCTTCGGGTGCCTTTTTCATTTCTACGAAAGGCAACACCATGACCATCGAAGTCATCATGAAATCCCTGGAAAAGGTCGAGTCCAACTTGGCCGCCATGTCCGAAAAGGCCGACGGCGAGCTAAAGACCCTGGGCAAAGTCAGTGCCGACACCAAAGCTGCTCTTGACACTATCGGCACCCAGCAGCGCGAATTGGCCGACCGCCTCACCCAGCTTGAGCAAAAAGGCGTCTTGCGCCCCGAAGGCGAAAAAACCGATGACGGCTGGGGCCAGCAGTTCACCAAGAGCGAAAGCTACAAAGCCTTCCAGTCCGGTGCCACGCAAAAAGCCCGCATCGAAGTCAAGAACACCCTGACCGGATCGGATGCCACTGTTGCCCCTGATCGTCGCCCCGGTATCGTTCCCGGTGCCTCATCGGTACTCACCATCGAATCTCTGTACTCGCACATCCCGACGACCAGCAACGCCATTGAGTACACCAAAGAAGCCTCCTTCACCAACTCGGCAGCAGAAACCGCAGAAGGCGCGGCCAAGCCCGAATCAGCGCTCACATGGTCGCTCGTGAACATGCCGGTCTCCACCGTCGCTCACTGGATCAAGATTTCCCGCCAACTTGCGATGGATAACGTCGCCTTAGCCGCCTACGTCGAGGCGCGCATGCGCTATGGCGTCCAGCGCAAGGTCGAGACGCAGCTCGTTGCAGGCGACGGCGTAGCCCCGAACATTTCCGGCTTCATGGACACCGGAAACTTCACCGCCCACGGCTATGCCAATGCAGACCTTGGCAGCACACTGAAAAAGCTCGTCTTGATCCGCAAAATCATTGCCGATCTTGAGGTTGCTGGGTACGAGCCGGATGCCATGGTACTCAACCCTGCAGACTGGGCGCAAATCGAAATCGACCTCCTCACCTCTACCAGCAATGCCGTGCGCGTGTCCTACAACGCTGCCGGGCAGCCGATGCTGTGGGGTGTTCCGGTCGTCAAATCGGTTGGCATGACCGCCGACACCTTCGCCGTCGGCAATTTCCGCCAGCACGGCAACATCTATGACCGCGAGGGCGTCGTGGTGCAAATGTCCGAGTCTGATTCCGACAACTTCACCAAGAACCTCATCACCCTGCGCGCTGAGCGTCGCCTCGCGTTGACGAGCGAAATCCCGGCTGCTATCCGTGCTGGCGATCTGACCCCGGCATAAACGTAGTCGCTCAACCCAAAAGGCCCGCTTCGGAGGGCCTTTTCCATGGAGGGATTACATCATGGTCAAAATCAAATTCACCAAGTACGGTGCCAACAGTGCCTTCGGCGGCTTTGCCCCGGGCGACGTCATGCGCTGCGCGCCTGACATGGCAGAGCACTTAGTAGAACAAAGCGTGGCCGAGTACGTCAGCGAGCCTGTGTCCATTCCAGAAGCCGAGCCCGTGCGCGTATCGGTTCCGCGTAAAGCCAAGGCGAAGTAATGGCATTCGTCGCCCCCCAGGCTGCGGCAGACCATCTGCGCGCCGACGTAGCCGACCCGCGAATTCCCCCCTTGCTGGCTGCGGCGGAGCGGCTTGCCGTCGAGACGCTGGACCGCAACATCTACGCGACCCAGAGCGCGCTTGATGCCGCCATCGGAGCCGCTGCGGCCGCCCTCGCCACGGCAAAAGCGGCCTATGAGTCAGCCATGACGGCAGCCGCCCTGCTCACGGATACAGAATTGCGGGAGTCTGCGCAGGCAGCCGCAAACCGCCGCTGGATGAATGCCGTCGCCGAGCACGAACGCACCCAAGCCGGCAAGATTGTGAACGACACCATCAAAACCGCCATCCTTTTGCTGATGCAGCAAATGTACGAGGGAGGCGACACTGACAAGGCAGCGCTGGCGCTGCTTGGTCCGGATCGAAGGCTTGGGCTGTGACGCTCTCCCACAAGCTCAATCGCCTAGTCACCGTGCAGTATCTGGAAGCCGGTCAGGATCAAGCCGGCCAGCCGGTCGACACATGGGCGGAGTTTGCAACCGTGTGGGCCTCGATTGAGGATCTCACCGGGCGCGAGTTCCAAGCAGCGCAGGCCACGCAGAACGGTACCTCGACGCGCATCCGTATTCGCTACCGCGAGGGCATCGAGGCACAGATGCGCGTGGTTCAAGGCGCTCATGTGTACGACATTCAGGCCGTGCTAGATCGGGACGGGCGCAAGACGGAACTGCAGCTCATGTGCCGCCGTGGGGTATCCAATGGCTGACTTTCTGCGCATCGACTTTGATAGCACAAGGGTAGAGCAAGCGCTCGACCGCATCGGCGAAACCGCCGTCGCCATCGTGCGCCCCGCCGCGCAGGCCGGCGCGCAAGTGCTTTACGAAGAAGTGGTGGAGCGCGCCCCCAAGAGTGAAAAGGCGCACATCTTTCACGGCAAGACAAAGAAATATCTGTTTATGCCGGGCACGCTGCGCCGAAGCATCTACCAAGCCTTCTCGGCGGACCGCTCCAGCGACACCCGCGCCACGTATCACATCTCTTGGAACCACAAAAAAGTGCCTTATGGCTACATGGTCGAGCGCGGCACCAGTCGCGCTCCGGCACATCCATTCGTGCGCCCAGCCTTTGACGCGGCCCGGCAGCGCGCGCTCGAAGTCGCTAACGACAAGCTCGTCAAAAGCCTGCGCGAGGTACTGCCATGAGTCTGGAAGCCAATGTCTTCGACGCTTTAAAAGCGCTGGTGGGCAACCGCGTCTATCCCGACGTCGCCCCCGCCGGCACGGATACGCCCTTCATCGTCTACCAGCAGGTCGGTGGCGAAGCGATCAACTTTCTGGAAGCTGGCATGCCGGGCGTGCGCAACGCCCGCATGCAGATTAGCTGCTGGGCACAAAGCCGGTTGGCAGCATCCGCGCTCGCCCGCGCCGCTGAAGAAGCCATCGTTGCCGGCAATCTCAAAGCCTTTGCCATCGGCGCGCTCACAGCCGTCCATGAACCCGACACTGGGCTGTACGGAACGCATCAGGACTTCAGTATCTGGCATTGAACTTCCGCCCTCGGGCAACTGCAACTGGCCGCTAATGCGGCCTTTTTTTTGTCTTAACGAAATAACCGGCCGCTGATGCGGCCTTTTTTTTTGTCTTAACGAAAGGCTCATATCATGGCTGTGAAACTCCCTAACGGCGGCACCTTCGCAATCGCTTCTGCCTACGGCTCCAGCATCACCATCACCGCGCTCAGTAACGCTAACCCCGCAGTGGCCACCGCCACCGCTCACGGCCTGTCCAACGGCGACATCATCGAAGTAAGCTC